CGTCTAGGACGCTTATATGGCGAACAAGACACATCTCACAAAACAGCATGGAAATTAGTTGAGTGGTTGATCCAAGAAATGAATCCTATGATTCTCATTGGCGGCAACCATGATATGTGGTCTGGTGCTGGTGATCCACTTAAATGGATGACCCAACCCCACACTATTAGAGAAGACTGGGAAGCTAGAATCGCTTTGGTTTTCCCAAACGGAAGAGAGTGCCGAATACATGCCGCTCATGATATGCCTGGTCATAGCCAATGGAATGCGTTGCATGCGCAAAACAAAATGGCTAGGTTCAAGTCTAATGCCCATCTGTATATAAGTGGACATAGACATAACTGGGCTTTGTCCCAAATCGAGTTGGTGGAAGAGGAAACCACAGCTTGGCTTGCCAGAGCGAGAGGTTATAAATTCCATGACACTTATGCTTTTGTCAAAGGCTTTGAACAACAAAACTTTGGGCAAGCAATTTTGCAAGTCATTGATCCTCATAACCCTAATCCTGTGTCGTGGAATCAGTGCTTTGCTGATCCTCATGATGGTGCAAAGTATCTTCAATTTCGGCAATCGCTTCGGCAGTAATGGCGGCATAGCCAGCAATGTCTACCCATGAATCTACATGGCTTGGCGTTTCCATGATGCGGCTAATCTTAACCATCATCATCATGATGCCAACATCTTCAGCTTGAAAGCTTATACCAATATAACTTCCCCATAGTTCAGCTATGCGGTCAAAGTTTTCGCTTGGCTTTCCATAATCAGTGCCTCTATTTGCAACAGCTTTGTTTGCTTCTTGCAAAATAAATTCTCTTGTTATCATTCTTCTACTCCTATTATTTCAATATCGCCAATACTATAACCCCTTGCTAAAAATCCCCCTTGCCTTGCCCTTACTCTTTCTTCAGCTAATTTCTTTGCTTCATCAGGGCTAATTGCCGATACAGTTAATTCTTTATAGAACTCTGCGGTCATCATAACTTTATATAGCGCGCACAAATGCTTTGGCGAATTTGATCTTATGCGTGGTGTTTTGATTGCCATGATAATAAAGGGGGATAATGATTAGTTATCCCCCTCCCCCTTATTAGAATGGTGCGCTATCAGCCAATTCGTTATTAACTTGTGGTGCTGGTGCGGCTTGTTGTTGGTTGGTTTGTTTCTCTGATATCTTTAGAGAAAGATAATTTCCAGCAGATTCGCTACTATTACGCCATCCAGCCATCCTTAGGTTTTGTTTGTAAGGACCTGAATAATCTGGTGCTAAGGCATTACCACCTGTATCTGATTCGTTCTGATACAGAACACCTACTCTTTCATATACAGCTAAGACATCTTTGCCTTGATGATCTGTATCTTTGATGATGGCAATTCTATTTTTGTTTTGCTTATCATCTTGCACAGAACCTGTAAGGATTAGTGTTTGCTCTTCTTTGGGGGTAAATGCCGCCCCCTTGTTTGAATTATCGTACTCAGTCATTAGAATGCTCCTTTTGACTGTATCGGGTTACGGACTTCGCCTGTTTTAGAGGCGGCTAGATTGCCATCATCATCTTCTGATGGCAGACCAAACGCAGACTGCAAGCCATAGCGTTTGGCATAGGTTATGCCTGATCCCATCTTTTGTGGGTTAGACATGTCTGGTGTCATGACTGGTGTTCTGCTTACTAATTCTTCACCAGATACATGCATGATTTTTGTTCTTACAAATATTATATTCTCTTCAAAATCAATAAGTTGCGTGAAAGTTATACCATATTCTGTTGCAAGTCTAACTGTATCTATGACTTCTTCTAGCGTGGCATAATTAGATTTAAAATGTGGGTTTTTGCCAGACTTCTTTGCTGATGCGCCTGTGTTATGGAACGCAATTAAAGCTTCTGTCAAAGTTTTTGGTTGGACTTTTGTATTTGTTTTAGTATCATTGGGCATCATGTTCTCCTGACATGTGTTGTTAACGATGAGAAAAGGGGCAGTTTATTCTGCCTCTTTTTTTATTGCAATGCGGCATGCGCCACGTTTGTCCCTTTTGATTGATAGGAAATCACAATAGACTTCCCTTTCATTATCATTGATTAAAGAGCGTAGTTGTTTCTTTACAGCTTCATGATCTTTTGCGGCATCAATGGTGTTAACATAGTTATGTGCTAGGTCTACAAAGTAGTTGTCTTGGCTTGCATCTCTAGCAACCAATCCATCAATAGCAATGTTAGACCAATCTATTTTGTTTACACCAACACCATCTACTGGTGGCTCTATTTGTGTTTCAACTATCTCCCAGAAATCCATCACTGTAGCATGAACCTTTTGCCAATAGTCATCATCAAAGTTGACACGACACCAGCCCCATTCATTCCCGAATATAACAGATAGAAAACATTCATGCGTGTTTGATAGGCGCATATATAGATGCAACTGAGGCATATAGTTTTCCAGCATATCCTTTATTGTTCTATTACTTGATGTATGTTTGCATTCAAGTATTGTATTTGGAACATATGAATCATCTGTTTGTATCAGCGCATCCACCTGTCCTTTGTATGGAACGCCATCTATATTTTTCTTGTACTCTTTTTGTTTCTCAACCACAGGATAGCCAGCATGACGGCTAAACCAGTCAATATGGAAGTCTTCAGTGGCAACACCAAGATTAACACGGAACACATTAGATAAGTCATCAGGCTCTTTGCGTCCTGTTTTGATAAGCCATAGGTCATGCCAATCTCCCTTCATAATATTGTAGAGGTCACTACCTCCAATAAATCCTGTTCTATTCATGCTTACCTCCTACTGCATATATGCAACATAGCATTAATTATTTACATTTGTCTATTGAAAACTGTAATGCATCCAATAGTTTTTTGCGGTCAACATACCGCCAATATATTTCAGCATGGAACTCTGCATAGGTTGGCATAAACTTACAACTCTTTTCCACATGCTCAATTGCTTTCATGACAATGTCTGCTGGAAACTCTGACAACTTCTTAGCTATCATCTCAATCTTTAAGATAGCCATATCCATGTCCATGTTTGCTGGCAGTGTTATCAATGGTAACATCGCTGTGAGACGTTGCTCGATATCTGTGGTCGGCAACGTCACACAGCTTTGCAGTACAGTCTTGTATGCTTTTATTAGATTTTCTTTGTTGTCATCATTGATGGTGAATCTTTGTACGTTGAAATCTTTGTCATACTTTATCTGCAAAGTGACTAATGATTCCACGCATTTTATCACTTTGCTTGTTAGTGCTGAAGGCGTTTCGATTGCCTTTGTTAGTCTGGCGAGTGCTTTGTTGCTTTGCGTATTCGACAGAGCGATAGCACCAGTTTCGATAGGCTCTTCCAATGTCTTCAAATCTGCTTCCCTTGGCAATGTGGTGATTGCGGAACTTATCTGTTTCAATGTCATGACTTACCTCCGATTGCTTCATAGACAATGCAAAATTAATTGATTCGATTAATTCATCTGATGGTTGCCAATCTTCTGGCACTCTTCCCCTTTTAGTTTTATTGTTTACTGGTAGTTTAGTGTCGCACTGTGCGACTAGGTTGTCGCTCTGTGCGACTACTAACTTGTACACTGTACTCTTTCCCTTCGTTCCATTTGTGCGTTGTATTAATCCTGCATTTTCTAGCAACAAAAGTTTTCTGCATACTGTTGCTTTATGCATGCCTGTTCTTTTAGCCAATGTATTTTGCGATGGAAAGCATGTGCCTTGTTCATTGGTATGATCGGCTAACACAACAAGTAACCATCTGCACAATGCATCTGGCGTGTCTGCCTTCATAGCCCATGCTATATGATGAAACATATATATACCTCCTACTGCACATATGCAGTTTAATATATGGTGTTGACAATATCAATACAGGGGATCATATTTATTTGTAGCAAGTAACTTTGTTATTACGCTCCTCCCTAACTTGGGTTGGTTAGGTTATACCTCCACCTAGCCAGCCCACTATTTTTTTAGCTAGTGGATTAGATATTTCAATGCATATAAATGCTGGTCCTCTTTTTTGTTTAAGCAAATATATATCTGCTGGTTGTTCATTATGTGTTTTAGTTAAGAAACTAAATCCCCTGCCATCAGCTTGATATTTGCTTTCACCTGTCACCACTCCTTCTTTGGTTTGGATGTGGATATCTCCGCTAAACTCTCCACCCAACTGTCCTGAGAGGGGGGTTCTTTTCGCTTGGCAACCCTTTTCCGTGAACCATTTGACCCACCACCTTTCGTGGTAACTGCCCTTGTTGCGCTGAGATGTTCCCATCCATGTACCTCCATGCATTTAATACAGTAAATTGCGCCAGTCATAAGCATAACATAATAGCGTGTCATAACATGACAATATTCACAAGCGGCTGGCATGCACTTGTTTTTATTGGATTTTGATCTTCGCGCCAAGAGCATCTGCCCAGCATGAGAACATGAACCCAGACGGTACACGCTTATGCTGTTCCCATTTATG